ATAATGTATAAGATGGCCAATAATATTAAAAGTTGGAGTAAAAATTGCGGAAATGTTCGAGCGTAGAACATGGGGATGGCAGATAATATATTATATATATGATTGTATAATATATTTTTGGAGAGGGGTTTTGTCCTACAGGATTATTTGTATGTTGTGTGTCTTGGGTTGGATAATACTATTGATGGTGTATTTCTTCTTGTAAACCTTGATGCTAATCCGGATATAAATTTTGATACACCGGATTTAAATTTTGATAACGTTTTTTTTCTGGAATTGGATGATGGTTCAACTGCATTAGGTGATGATGGTTCAACTGCATTAGGTGATGATGGTTCATCTGCAAGACGTGTTAATGTTATAGTGAATGTTTTACCATTTGAACGTTTACTACTATCTGAAACATGCCATCTATTCTCATTTTTTGGTTTATTTAATACATGATAAAATCTTCGTTCAAATACATATTTACCATTATATGTACCATCTTCTTCCATTTCTTTGATTTTTACATAATCTTCTTCCATTTGTAATTCATCTAATAACATAAATTGAAGATATGCTAAAATAAAATGATTATTTTGACCCATTCTTGTTTGTTTATTTGGAATTTCATAAATACAAGGATTATCTATAGATAAATTATATTTATTATCTTTTTTAGTAACAACACAATTTTTGGAGTTTAAATCTATACTTACATCATCACTATAACCTATACCATAAAATACTGTAAAATTGGTTAAATATATAGTATCATTTTCTTTCTTAAAATCAAATTTTACGCTTTTTACATCGTTACTTCTTACAATTTGTTTGGGTGTTTTTGTTATAATTTCTTCGGGTGATGGTGAATTTTTTTTACTTTTGGGTGATGATGGTGATTTTTTACTTTCGGGTGATGGTGAATTTTTTTTACTTTTGGGTGATGATGGTGATTTTTTACTTTCGGGTGATGGTGATTTTTTACTTTCGGGTGATGGTGATTTTTTAACCGTATTTTTTTGAATTAATTTATATGTATTATTTTTTATTATTATTTCTGTCGGATGTTGTATATTTTTTTTTGGTGGAACAAATATCCAGTTACTATTTTTTTTAAAAATATTATTTGCATTAAAGATTTTTTTTTGTTCATAATCTAAAAAATTGATTGGGTTAAAATCTAATATATACATTTTGTCTTCAGTCGCAATGTAATATAATTGGTCTAATATATATTTAAGTATTTCAACTACTTCTTGTACTTGTAGTTCTGGATTCGTAGAAAATTCGAATATTTCATTTGAAATTATACTATGCTTTAAAGTAAAAAATTCTATATTTATATCACTATTTGTATCATGTGTAATATAACATTTTTCAGTAAAATTTATACGAAAAATTTTTTTTCCTGTCTCTTTTTTATATATTACTTCAAACCCTTTCAAATTATATATATTTTCTCTATCTCTATTATATTGTATTATAAAACGTACATATTGAATATTATTTATATTATTTATATGAGTCATATCAATCAAATTTTTATCAGTTTTTTTCAATACACGAATATCATCAATTGAAAGTGTTTTTGATCCTGATTTTGATCCTGATTTTGATCCTGATTTTGATCCTGATTTTGATCCTGATTCTTGTTCTGATATTGTTCCTGTTTTTGGTCCTGATATTGGTCCTGATATTGGTCCTGATTCTCGTTCTGATATTGGTCCTGATTCTCGTTCTGATATTGGTCCTGTTTTTGTTCCTGATATTGGTCCTGATATTGGTCCTGATTCTATATTTTCCATATATATTTAGAAAATATAAAATTACACCAGTTCTGAAATAAAATGGTCCTACAAAAAACGATGATACGATTCGTGTAAATGATAAAGATTGTTGTGTATGTATGTTGAATTTACATAATGATACAAACGATAACAATATTATACAATTGAATTGTAAACACTTTTTTCATAAACATTGTTTATTAAAATGGGTTCAAAATACAAGTAATACAACTTGTCCTATATGTAGAGGACCAGTAGAAATAAAAAAGATATATAAACACGATACGATATTACAATACACTTGAATGAATAATGAATTATAGCACGCGTAATTGAGTCCGTGTATGATTAAAAAACGAATCTTTCCCGATTCGGTCTCCTCCTACAAATTCCGGTGTTTGGTCAAACACGGGTCGTTCAAATAATCCCATAAATGGTTGTGGAGAATTATCCGACCCATTGGGAACTGCCGTGCGATATAAATCACTGTTGGACGCCGGAATGTATTCATCTTCTACGCCATACTTTGTCAAAACCTGGACCTGCGAACGCAATTTCGATTCCACATCCACATTTGCTAAAAACCCTGAAACGGGGGCTTGACTTCCAAAAGGGGCAAATCCCGCATCAACCTGATAATTGGCCATTTGAGGTATTGACACCGTAGATGGTGTGCAACGGTCAATGATTGGAAAAAGTGCGTATTTGGTAGAAACCGGTCGTGGGTCGTAATTTGGTTCTAAAGGTTGATTCGGGGTAAACCGAGAAAAAATACGGTCATTGATATCGTCGACTCTGGCATTTTGGCCATAAATAATCCCTTTTTGAAGTCCGTATATTGGTTGATTTACGTTATACATAATATTATTATTTATATATAGTATTATATATTTTTGAATGTGGAAGGTTTGTCCTACAGGTTTATTTGATTATAATTTTATATGGGCCGCGTTCGAAGGGTCTCAAATCAGTACTGATATCCGACCCTTGCTAAAATAAAATGTCCTATTTTACACCCTTGAAGATTTACACCTTTTCTCATTTAAAATGCCCATTTTATATGAGAACTCATATATAATTCTTCTAAAAATCTTTCGGTATAATTTATGATTTCTAATTATTTATTTCCTTGGTTTACGTGTTTTACGTCTATTTTGTCTTTTACGTCTGGTTCCATTTTTATTACGACGTTTTCTACGAGTGCCGCCGAAGCCAACAACATTCGCTACAGGTGGCGGATATTCCGCGTATACTTCTTGAATATCTTCTTCTTCTTCTTCAATATTATCTCTTGGAAATTCATCTGGTCTTGCTACAGGTAAATTAAATTGAGTTGCTACAGGTACAACGGTTGGTAAAACGGTTGGTAAAACGGTTGGTAAAACGGTTGCTTCTCTAAACGGATTTGACCACGGTTGAATAAAATCATCGAATAAAAAAGTATTATCATGTTTACTAATAGTTAAAGTACACACTCTATTATAAAAAACATAATCATTGGAAGGAGGTTCTTTTTTTTTTTCGATTTTCCAAGGACTATTTTCTCTTGTTGTTTCTAAATTATAATAAGAATCCCTATCATTTATGCAAATCTCATTTAATACTCGAAATAATATTTGCATAATATTGTTGTCTGCATAATTAGAAAAATATTCTATTAAAGGATATATACCATATGGACTATCCACACGATGTTCATATACTTTACTATTATGATATACACCTACACGAGTATGTAATGTTTCAAATTTTGCTAATTGTAAAAAATTATGTAATTTTATTACTTTAATCTTTGGTAAATATGTAGAATATGTTTTGCGTGTTGATGTTCCACTATCAGAATCTTCTGCATAATCAATATTAAACTGGTGTATATAATAATATTCTTCATTACCGAAAAAACGACTGCTGAGTTTTTTCTTCATAATAAATTGTACTGAATAAACACGTAATTGTAAATTACGTGATAATATATCACCGTAAAATCCTTGACGCTGTCTATTAAGTGAACCATAAAAGTTCCATCTTGTATTATATTGTTCACGTTCACTGATTTGAATGTTTGGGTTTTTATAATATATTATAGTATATCCATTCATACATGGTCCTAAATGTCTTTCTACTATCCAATCGTCTTTTACATTCTCTAAATTTATTATAGTACCATCACCATTACCCGTTCCTTTACAAAGAGCTTTGACTAATTCATTAAAAAAATTTTTATTATTATTGCTGTCACCACGTACACGTACAAAATCTCTTTCTATATATTGAAAATATTGTTCTGTTTCAATCATCATAATTTTAATTGGATCATTATGATTTATGTTTCTTTTTCTTTTTGTTGTTTGATCATTATTTTTAACATAATAAATTGAATGAAGTCCAAAAGAATTAGGATAATTAGGATCCGAATATCCAAAATTTTCAATTATAAAATATACAGTTGTATACTCTCTAATATTCATATATATATATATATATATATTTTTCACTTCTGCCGATATATATATATATAATATAATACTCTCGTATTACACCCTTAATAATTGATTGAACATTTCAAATCTTCATTGGTATAAATCCTTAAATGTGTTAACCTTTAATTTTGTCTATGAGATTTTGTAATTCTTTTAGATCTTGTTTTGTTGGTGGAGGTCTATCCCTAAATAAATGTGAATTCACTTCTCGATATGCCGACCATAGACTATCCTTTGTTTCTTTTTCTAAGTTTGCGCGCAAATCTTCACAATCAAGTTCGATTGCTAACATTTCTTTTGTAATTTTTGAGGGACATGTCGATAATGACGATGGGACTGAGTCACGTATAATGTTAAGTATTTCGATTGAATTATCCATAGTTTTAATTTTGTTTTTGGTCTTTGGACTTGAAACTGATTTTTTTAATGTATACCGTGATGATTGTTTTGGCTTTTTGGATCGTGTTTTTGTTGTGGGACTTTTTTTGGTTGAAAACAAATTGAATATAGTTAATCTTGTACGTTGTTTTGGTTTTGTACCCGGCATTATAATATATATATATATATATATATAATATAATAAAATGAAAAATAAAATGAAACAAACGTCTGGTAAAACCCATAAACGTAAATTCAAGATTAAAGGTGGGATTAAAGGCGGGGGTCAATTTCATTATGATTACGTATTTCAAAAACCGAGTTGGCAAAAAAGTGTAAATGGTTTAAATAATTGGGTAACATTTGTTAAATTGAAAGATACACAATTATATGCTACATCCATACCATCTGAAGATTTATATAAATGTTTAGCAAACCTATCCTTTTATATGCATGTAAAAGACATTAAACGTATAATTTCATTACAAGGATGTGATATTGATGATCGTCATTTTACAATGAATTGTCATGGTAGAATAACTCCGTACAAATTCGATAGAAATTATGAAAGTCGTATGTGGATTGGAATGCAAAGCATGTATAAAGAAATACAGGAAGATAGTTATATTGATTTTCAAAATCACAAAATACACGATTATACTGCGGGAACTCTTACAACATGGTTTTCATTATTTAATTATAATTATATGGATCCGAATCAAAAAACATTGATTCATTGTTTGGCCGGATTTGGACGAACGGGTAGTATTCTGTTATTGATATTTATGTATAATAATTACAATAATCATAGCGAAAAACACGGGGAATTGTCTGAACAATTTTTAGGACATACAAATGGTTTGGATTTATTTTTAGAATTAAGCGTCTCGTTTTTGGATGCAATTGAATTAGATACTTCTCCGGAAAATGGAAAAGTAAACGAAGATATTGGAATATTTGACATCGCCGATATAGTCAAAGAGGTGTTTGATATTTCAAATTATTCCCACGCAAATATATTTATTACCCGAATGAATTATATTCGAATATGTTTAGGATTGAATTTTGGAATAAAGGAGATTTTTTTATATAAACTATGGTCAAGTGATACAAATAGTAGTTTTATAACACCCAATACTATATTCAGTTCGGAAGGTCGCAAAATGGATAATATTCAATTATCAGAGATTGAAACCATTTCAAGTCAGGTGGATAACCCATATGGAATAACGGTGTAGGAATGTCCTACAGGGTTATTTTATAGGGGGCGGGGCGTGGGGGGGAGGGCGTGCGTTACATGTATCGCGTCTCGTCATAATTTTCTTGGAAAACCGTGCGATGGAAATTGCGTTGTGAATCGTCGCCAATTTTGGTATCCCCTTCTTCCATCGCCAGCATTGGATAGACCATTGCCCGTCGGCCCATTTTGGTAATGACCCAATCGGGATTGTGCGGCAATTCCGGATGATTTTGCGCATATTCGACCGTATATGTTCGGGTCAAATACTCGGCGTGTTTCCGTGAAACGACATACATTTGTGACCCCCATAAATGGTCGGGATGTCGGAAAAATTGGAAGTTTCCGTCGGATGAATCACACAGGTGGTCATACCATGCTGCGCCCACGTATAATCGGAAAAATTGGAGACACCCCAGTAATAATACGTCGATTCCCAATGAGTCCCATTTTTCCATGACGGTTTCGTATTCGGTCAAAAATTGGCGTGAAATCATGACATCGTCTTCGCAAATCAAACAGTATTCATATTCGGAATCGGTGGTTTCCAGAAAGTGGGTCATTGAATCCAGATGTTGGAGCATAATGGCCGATGTGCGTGGAACTATATGGGGATATTGCGCGAGGGGGACAGCGGCAATTCGCGGGTCGGTGTCATACACGGGTTCTGTGAAATGGGGGGTCAGACCGATGAATTGGAACCTGTTTGACATTTTGGTGCGTCGGTCGGAATCGTTGAAATTGATACAGTATATTTTGGTTTTTTGGATCATACAGTATATTTTGGTGTATTGTTTATATTTTTGTTTGTTTGTTTGTTTGTTTGTTTGTATTTGAAAAATTGAAAATGGTAAACAACATAAAAACAAAATGGGTCATATACATATAACCCAATACACAATGCCATTATTCAATTATTCCGTTTTATTTATCAAAGACTTGGTTGACGATGTGAAAACGTTTATCATATATAACAACAAAACATTCACTGTATTAGGAACCCGGAAACGTCTCAGTACGGTTTCTCCGCCAGTCATTAACGAATCCGACCAATATTGTGATTTCTATATGACATTCCACGAAACGAACTACAGTGGTCTATTGACATTCATGTCGCTTCTTTTTGACAAGTTCCGCAAGAATGTCGAACTCGGAGTGTATAGTATTAACATGTATCCTGAACAAATCGAATCAATTACGATTCAGGACATATATAGTTACATCACTACTGAGAATGAAATCTTTGGTTATGACAAATATTCGCTCAAGAATAAACAGTTGGATAATATCTTAAGAATGATTATTTATGACGAGGTGAGTAATTAGATATAAGTGGGGGGGTATTTAGGTGGGATGGTTTGATAAAAAATAAATATTATTATAATATTTATTTTTTAGTATTTTTTACATTTTATAGAAATGATATGTATACAAACATAGTGATTTGTTATTTTTTTCCAAAATAATCTTTAATATTTTTGGATTGTTTTTGTGTTTTTAATGATTGTATTTCCTCTTCTAATTTTTTAATTTTGTCTTCACATTGTAAAAGAGATTGTCGTAATATTTTATTTTCTTCTTCTAATGTGAATGTATTGGATTTTGATATATCCATTATTTGTGATTGTTCTACTTGTTCGGTGATTGTTTTGTTTGGAAATAATTCATTAATAAATACAATTTGTATATTTGATTGGTTAAATATTTCGATAAGTTTATCTTTTGGTGTATTAGTTGAATTATATTCTTTAATTAATAAAATGAATTCACCCTGAAAGATTCTAAAATCTTTTGTTAAAATATCCAATGTTTCTTTTACTTCTTCAAAATTTTTACTACCATATTCAAAGATAGATTTTTTACCTTTTACATACCCTACTTCATCTAACATATTTTGTTTTTCTTTTAATAAACTATTTAAAGTTAATTCTTTTTGTAATTTCATTTTTCGCAAAACAGATGGATAATCATCACCCAGTAATGGTTTTAATTCAATATAATGATTAGATAATGCGTATTCATATCTATCATTATCTTCATACTTACATTCACAAACATCACCTTCTTCTTTTTCATCCCAATTACAATTACACTGTATTTTTGTAAAACTTAAATCTTTAATAATAATATCCCAATTAAACATCCCTTCAAATTCACAAAATGCGGTTGAATATGATACATTTTTTTTATATTTAAAATTTTTATAAATAAAACGCAATAATGTTTCAACATTTTCATTTTCTAAAAATATATTTTGTAATTTATTATGTTCGGGTGTTTTTGAATTTTGATTTGTTGTTGTTATTGTTTGATTAACACAAATATTATAAACAATTTGAAATTTTTCAAACCATTCTTGTTGCTTACACCATTCCAAATATTTAGTGTCATTCAATAAAACAGTAATAGGTTGTCCCTTATATTTTCCGAAAGGAACCAATGGTAATGTTTGTGTATCCATTTTTTATGTGATGTATTGTTTTCTTAATTATAATTGGATGCTTTCAATTTTATATTTTAATCCAATCCACTGGAAATAGGTCGGACGCCTCCATATCAATATGTGCCAGATTGGGTCCAAACCATTGTCTCGGATAAGTAACCGTTTTTGTCAAACAGGGGTTCATATACGCACCCCACCAACTGAACGTGCTATTGGCAATGATATGTGAATCACACAAACTCATAAGCAACATTTGTTTCCAATCTTCGATTTCATCATCCACTTTCACAAACTCGATATTGCGAAAATCTCTGAACTGTGTCTGTATCATTTGGTCCACTGTTTTGCCGTCTTCTTGTTCGCAGAAATACAATACACGGATTTTGACGGGGGCATTCAAATACAAATTGATTTGTTCCAATGCCTTTCGGTAATAATCACTATCTAATACATTATGTGCGGGGTTATTCTTGTAATCTCCTAAACGGAAATGCATGGATACTACGGGTGTTGCGGGGGATTGTCCTACATAATATTTCGCGTATGTTTCGCGTATTTTTTGACGCTGTTCATTCAAATGAATCATTTCGAATATTTGTTCTTTGTGTTTTGCAAAATATCCGGGCGATTGAAAATAACCATACAGGCAAGTATTGGATTGTCCAACAGGAATATTTGGAAGGGGGGTATATTTCATCTCTTGTGCTTCTTGAATTATGGGGAATCTCTGAATATCCGAATTGGACAATCCATACATCGGATTCGCCGTGGTTATAATCGTAATATGATTCAAGAAATTCGCCCAATATGTTCGTCGATTTCCTAATGTGTTGGAAAATGGAAAAATGACGGATTGGATATTGTTTGTGGGAGTGTCGTCGGCGGTATTCTGGTCGATCGTATACGAAATGGTTGCAAATATTTGAAACAGTTGATTTCCCAATCCACCCATTAACCTACAGGAAATTGTCATATTTGTATTATATCTTATACAATACAAATATTTATATACTTTTTGTGATATGATATGCCATGACATGGTGACATACAATGGTGACATACCATTACGATATTCCAAAATTATTTTTAATAATGGTGTTTTTATTTGGTCCCGATTGTTTTTCGCTCTGACGTTTGACTTTATATACCGAACTGCCATTTTTGAATTCGGGTTTTGTTCCTCCATAAATATTCAAAATGAAATCTTCATTATCTTCGTGCAATTCGGGAAGTATACGCGACATCGGTTTGTCCAACACTAATAACATATGTTCGGATTTCAATAAACGTCGATATTCCTGTATGGACAAATTCCCGTAAAACTTTTCCAACAGATAATATGGATTGGGGGCGGGTTTAATATTCTTTTTGTATCCATACACTTTACTATAAATCTTGTTCAAAAGATGGTATCTCTCGAATTTGGTAGAATCGTCAATACTTTCCTTCATTAAAAAACCGACGGCACATTCGGGTCGACAAAAAGAACCGTATCCGAATAGTTCGCCATTCGTTTCGATTTTGGGAATATAACAAGGTTCATTGTCGTAATCATATGTACACCAAAAACACGCGGATTTCTTGGCGGAATGTTCGTTCTTATATAATTGGATTTTCAGAGATTTCAGTTTGGTATTTATATCTTTCAGAGAAATTTCGGATTCGGTTTCTTTACAAATACTACAGATATTTAAATGTGAATTTTTAGTGGAATCCAAATAGGCATATTCGTGTTTGGGTGTTGAGACATCGACGGTTTCTTTTTCTTGGAAAGTGGAAAACGAAATGGTACTTGCCATTGTTTCATATGTTTTGATTTCCGGTGGAATCTCCGGATTATATTCTAATGGTTCTTTGAAATTATTATTTGCATTTTCGAGGTCTTTCAGAGAACATTTCAAATGGAGAATCACGTTTGATACTACAGGAATATCTTGTGCAAGATTTTCGTTTTTGACAATGAGTTTCCCGCCTTTCGGTTTTCTACCTCGTTTTTTTGTAATGACGGGAACGGTGGTTGATTGTTGTTGTGGGGTCGTTGTCGGGGTCGTGGTCGTGGTCGTCGGTTCTATCGTAAAATGGATATTTTCTTCGGCGGTTTCGTCGACTATTGCGACGGAATCCCGTTGTTTTTCATGGTCAATACATATATCGGTTTTTTTCGGTATTTTTTTTTCTTTGACCGATTTTTTTGGAATTTTTTTCGTTTCCATTTTTGTAAAAAATATGGAATCCTATTTATGTTGTTTTCAAAAATTGATTTTAGGAGGGGGGTAGGGGGCAAGGGCAAGGGCAAGGGCAAGGGGGTGGTGTGTCCTACAGGAATGCTTTGTATGTTACTTTGAATCCAGTCAGTCCACTCAGGTCGGGTGGATGGTTCATCGTCCATAAAGTGGTTGAACTCTTGTTGGATCGCAGACGATGTCGCCAAGAATTGTGAAGGGAATTTGTGTCTAAGATTATTTTGTATTTTACTTTGAATCCAGTCAGTCCACTCAGGTCGGGTGGATGGTTCATCGTCCATAAAGTGGTTGAATTCTTGTTGGAACGCAGCCGCCGCCGATAATCGGGAATGATTTCTGTTTGGGTCGCCGCGGTCGCAGCAGCCTCGGCCACAGCAGCCGCCGACAAATAGCATCGGCGACAAAGGGGTTCATAAATATCCGTTCCAATCAAAACCTGTTCTTTCGAATCCGAAATGCGATGTGAGAATGGCGCGGCGGTTCCATCACGACATTGTGCACACAACGCCGTCTTTTTGACCACATTATCGCAATATGGAATCAAGCCCAATATATCTCCAAAAACGCCCCGACAATAATCACCGTCTAATCCCGAAATATATACGGATTTTTGATGACCTTCGACCATTTCCAAAACCATCTGTTTGAGATCCCCGAAAAACTGTCCCTCGTTTATTAATACAATATCACAATCTCGGATTTCCAAGTGATTTGGATGTGTCGAATCGGTCCAAATATCGCCCAACTGTTTGACAAACACACAGGGAATTTTGATTAAATCGTGGGTAGACATTTCGTCGGTACAGTATCGAACATCCGCAATGTAATTCAAACAGATGATTTTCTTGCCAATGTATTTATTTTTCTTGTATAATTCCACCAAATAACTGGTTTTACCGGAATACATTGGTCCGACCACTAATTCCAAATATCCTACAGGTGATTCGATGGATGATGTCATGTTGTTATTGTATTGTGTTGGTTTGTTATTGTAAATGTGGTTATTTATAAATCAATTTTATTTTTCATATAATAAAAAAAGAATTTATTATTTTTTTACACCTTTTATCATTTAAAACGCTCATAATTTAATAATATATTTGTCATTAAATCATTTTCAGTATACCCTTTTAAAAATGAAAAAAATGTTATAATTGTTATTATGCTATATTTACCAAATTTTGAAATATTTGTATTATATAATAATTTATGAATATCATTTATGATTACACTTGTTACATATCCAGTTGGAATACCTATTGATGTCCAAAAAAATGTATTAAACATTATTTTATATAGGAAATTTATCTTTATATAGGTTATTTATAAAAACTGGGCATTTGAAATGAGAAAAGGTGTAAGTAGTTTTACACCTTTCTAATTGAAAACGCCCATTATATATCTTCAAATGTGTAAAACAAATGTATAGATATAAATACATTGTATGTTTATATCCAAAAATGTCAGAGAATCTTCATAAAAACATTCCATGGATTGAAAAATACAGACCTTCCAATTTCAATAGTATCGTGTTGGACCCCATCAATCGCACCCTGTTTGAAAACATATTGAAAAAACGTTATTTCCCAAATATGTTGTTTTATGGACCACCCGGTACGGGAAAAACGACGACCATCATAAATCTCATTAATGAATACCAATCCAATATCGACATCGACCAAAGACCCATCTCTGAAACATCCCCACAAAAAATCGGTTCTCTGAACAAAACCAATATTATTCATCTGAATGCCTCCGATGAACGCGGTATCGATATTATTCGGAATCAAATCAACCAGTTTGTAAAAACCAATAATTTTTTTGAATCGGGAATCAAATTCATCATATTGGATGAAGTAGACTATATGACAAAGAATGCGCAACAGGCTCTCAAGTATTTAATACAGTTATGTTCAGAGAATGTCCGTTTTTGTCTTATATGTAATTATATTAGTAAAATCGATACGTCTCTGAAAAACGAATTCATATGTATTCGTTTCAATCAATTGCCGAAATCCGAGATTTTCGGATTTATTAAAAATGTGGTCAAACAGGAACAAATCGAAATGTCTGACAGGATTATTGAATCGATCCAAAATCTATATCATTCGGATATTCGAAGTATGATTAATTTCATACAGATGAACCAGATGAATCAAGATTGGGAACGTCATATTATTACAGATGATTTGTTTAAAGACATTTTGAAACGGATTCGTTTGGGAGGTCCTACAGGGAATTCTTCGGGGGAACATTCAGAGATTTCGGTGGGGACGGGGACGGGGACGGGGATGGGGACGGTGTCGGCGCAAAAACGGGAATTCCGACAATTCATACACAATATTAGTGTACAATACAATATAGACAAACGTTCAATTATTAGTCTCTTTTTCAATTATTTCATCCGGAATCATACAGACCAAATCACAAATACCCTGTTGGACAATATAGAAACCATTATTCATAATTCAGAGACGGCCATTGACTATACGATAGATTTGCTGTATGACATATAGGGGAGTGAGTTGGGATTTGGGTGTTTTTTGGTGTTTTTTTTGGGTGGGGGTGAGGGGGGTGGGGGTGAGGCTGGGGGATGAGGCGGGGGATTTGAGTGTATAAAAAAATAAAATTGAAATCTTTTTCTCCAAAAAATAAAAGACAACCCCCTTAAAAATGATGAATAATAACGAGAACACTTACGCAATTGATATGAGCAACGTTAAATGTGGCGCGCACCGTGAGAATGCATATACCCCCGAGACGTATCGCGCAGAAATGGAAAAGCGTCAAAACGCGATATTGAACGATCTTACAGTGTATTTTCCGTCAGAGCAACAGATATTTCAAGACGACGAACCGACGTCCCGTTGGCCGATCCAACGTTCTTATCACGATGAAGACGAAGTGCCTATGTTGATGGCACGCATTCAAGCGTTGGAACGTGAAAATGAAGAGTTGGTCCTTTCGAACGAAAGGTTGGAACGTATAAATGAACAGCTTATGGACGAGGCACTACACAATGCATTGATGTATGGACCACTTGAACAACAACAAGAACAAGAACAAATGGATATCGAAGAAGAGGGCGAAATCATCGAACCACCCGTATTGGAACGTCAGTCAAACGGAACACCACCCCTCCAACCAATGAATCTGTTCATAGATTTTGATTTGGAAGAAGAGGTGGAAGACGACGACGACGACAGTATATCATCGTCGTCGTATGGTTCGATGCCATCGCTTGTGACCATACAAGAAGAAGACGAAGACGAAGACGACGACGACGACGACGACGACGACGAACAAATCGTATATGTCCCACCGGTTGGATTAAGTGTGTCTATACCGCAAAATGAATATGGACAAGACACTTGGAGACTGGTGGAGAGCAGCGTATCAGATGATGAAGAATTACATCGTCCAACTAAACGTGCTCGTCAAGAGGTCCTATAGGTTGGGTTGCTTGTGTGTGTGGTCAAATAGGTAAGTTTGAAGGTAAGTTATAACAAAAAAACTAAACATAAAAAAACATGACTATTATTCATGTTTTTTTATTGGGTTTGCGCGCTCGCACATTATGTG